GGAACTTATCCGAGCCTGTCTCGCGGTGTGAGCCAGCAGCCCTTCGAGGCCCGCCTGGACGGCCAGCACGGCGAGCAGGTCAACATGTGGTCAGACCCGGTGCATGGCCTGAGCCGCCGCCGTGGCACCACGCTGCAATCCTGCTACACGGACAACGTGTTCGGCCCTAGCTACCACCAACTGTCCGACTTCCAGAAGCAGGAGCTTCGGGACTTCTATGCCAGCTACAGAACCGTACCCTACGTTACGGATGGGCTGGAGCTACAAGTCCACTACCCAACCAAGCCTCAGCCTGCGTGGTCTGGCGTCCAAGGCGGCATTCGCGTCACCCGCAAAATCCAAGGCTCCGGCCCGCTACAGCCTGGAGCCGATGTGGAGCCCGTTGGCTTCGGCACCGTTGGAGATGCAGAGCACACCGCCACCAGCGCAGCGACGGCCGCTGGCATTGCCGCTGCGTGCCAAGTGGGCAGGTACATGCTGTTCATACCCAATGAGACTCCTTTTGCTGTACCGGCAGAGACTAACTACTGGGCGTCTGCAACCAACAGCCACTGGGCAGTCGAGATTAAGCAGGGTGTGCCTAACCGCAAGTACAGCGTCAGCTACATTGTGGACGGTGCCGCGTATAGTGTGTCTTACACAACGCCAAGCTCTGCATACAATGGCGTGCTAACTACCTCGGACATACCGTTCAGTGACCCCGAGTACCAGAAGAAGGTGAACGACCGTGTGAATGCGTACAACTCTGCCGTGACTCAGTGGATCACTACTGCGGCATTGCAGACGCGCCCCTCCTACATAGTCGATCAGCTAATGGCCATGGGCCTGCCAGCCCCGTTGGTCGCCGCTGGCAGCACTGTGTACGGCGGCTCTGGCTACGTTATTACTAACGCCATCGTTGTGATTAACGCCAACGGGCGCACGGCCAACCCCAACGCCGATGACGGCGGGGACGGTAGCCATGTGCAGGTCACAGGCAGCACGGTGTCCTCGCTGGACAAGCTGACTAGCTCCCACTACTACGGCAAGGTGGTTCGCATCAAGCCCGAGCGCGGTGACCAGAGCTTCTACATGAAGGCGGTTAGTGCTGACGGCACGAACCCGTTTGCAGAGTGGGGTAAGGTGCGGTGGGAAGAATGCCCAGCCACCACGCAGGCAGCGATCACCAACCCGATGTTGGTCATGGCCGTGAAGAACCCGCAGACTGCCGGGCTGCCCAGAGTAGGGGTGGCGCGGGCAACTCCATCAGGAATGGCGTACCTCGCAAGCAACAAGATTCTGAACGACTCGTCCGTGCTGTCCCTGCCGCAATTCAACGGGCGGGCAGTTGGGGATGTTGACTCCAGCCCTGCCCCACGCTTCTTCGGTAAGCAGGTGAGCTGGATGGGTATGTTCCAGGATCGCTTGTGCGTCGCCGCAGGCAACACCATCGACATGAGTGAAGTAGGCAACTACTTCAACTTCTTCCGCACGCAGACCCTGACGGTGCCAGACAACGACCCAGTGAGCATCTTTGCCCTGGGCTCCGAGACTGACACTATCAGGCATAGCGTGATCTTCGACCGCAGCCTGCTCCTGTTTGGTGACAACCAGCAGTACAGCATCGACGGGCGCAATCCCGTTACGCCTAGCACCAGCACCATCATTCAGTCCTCCGCGATTGAGGATGCAACGGACTGCCCGCCTGTGACAGGTGGCTCCCTGGTGTTCTTCGGCAAGCGCCGTGAGGGCTCCGCTGAAATCTTCCAGATGGAAGTGGGTGATGTGGCGGATACCAGCAACTTCACCGGGCTGGGCTTGCAGCTTTCGGACTACCTGCCGGGGCGCCCAGCCCAGTTGCTGTACGTGGCGAGCCCGAGTACCATGTTCGTCAGGGTGAGCGAGGCACCGCATAGCGTGTTCGTGTTCAGGTTCATTGACCAGAACCGCCAGCGCATCTTGGATAGCTGGAGCCGCTTCGACTACCACCCAGCCTTCGGGCTTATCTACGGTATGTTCTATCATGAGGACGCCCTGTACTTCCGCATTGCTCGGGAGGCGTGGGTTGACGGTGATGGGCATATCTGGACAGGTGGCCGGGGCGACTACGGGTTCGATGTGCTGGAGCGGCAGAGCTTGCTGCCTCAGGTGCCGGGGCTCCCGTACCTTGACAGCATGCGCAAGGCGGACTACTTGTACGCCGGTGTGGCTTACGGCTCCGACTGGTGGGCTGAGAACTACCCGTTCCTGGCAACCGTGTTCACGCGGGACAAGATCGCCAACTACGCGCCGACTGACCCAACACCGCCCAAGTTCCAATACTGGCTGCATGGTGTTCAACCGAACATCAAGACGCTGGCAGAATGGAACGCGGCCTTCGCGGACATTACCGCTAGGGACATGAACTACTGCGTGGTGGGCATCCCATTCGACTCCTACGTTGAACTCACTAGCCCGGTGCGCCGGGATCAAGGTGGGCAACCCATCATGCAAGGACGCCTCACGGTGAACCGGCTTGATGTGTACTACAAGGATGCAGGTGGGTTTGAGGCTACCGTGACTTCGCGTTACGGCATCACGCAGCAGTACAACAGCTTCGACTGGTCGGTTACTGATACCGCCTATGGCAAGGTGACAGCGCTGCGCTTTAACGGGCGCGTGCTGGGCCAAGCAGCCAACATGGTGGGTGTCATCCCGATCACAACAGGCAGCACCCCGGTGTTCGTTGGGCGAGAGTCCAAGGACTATGTGTGTAAGATTAGCTCCCGTAGCTGGATGCCACTGAGCATCACTCGGGTTTCGTGGACAGGGCAGTGGTTCTTGAATCACCGCTTCGTATAAGGAGGAATTATGGCAATCTTTGGGCTAGCCATGACAGCCATCGGACTGCTGGGCGGGGCACAGACCGCGAGCATCCAGGCGGCAGCTAGCCGGAAGGCGGCTGAGGAACAGACCAAGCAGAGCAAGGCCAAGCAAGAGGAACTGAACGCACAGTCTGAGCTGGCCCGCTCCATTCAGAAGATCAACAACGACCGCATCATGCGGGCCGCTGACAAGACCTTCGCTGCTGCGGCCACAAACCTCAGCCGCAATCGGGCGGCTACTCAAACCAGCAACGTGATGGCGCAGATCGCACAGGCTGAGGCGTCCGGGGCCTACGCTGCGAACGTGGCGAGCAAGGGTGTGGGAGGCGGAAGCGTGGAAGCTATCGAGAACACGATGGCACTGCGCGACGCACTCAAGAACCAGCTTACCGAGAACGCACAGGCCCAGGCCGACTACGACGCAGTGCAGACACTGGCAGGGATCATCCCCGCAGCTTGGCAACAGCAGGACATGACGGTGATTAGTGGCAACACTAGCCCCGCTGCTGCTGTGCCAACTGTGCAAGGTGGTTTCAATTGGGCCGCAGCCCTGGGTGGGAGTAAGGACTTGATGGGCCTTGCGTCCAACCTGCTCGACGCCAAGGGCACCGGGGCCGTGGCAGGAACGGGGGTCAGCCTATCGGGAGGACACCTTGGGCTGTCCGCACCCACAACGGGCTTTTGGGCACCGACTTCTTCAACGACACTTCTTTAAGGAGGTACTATGGCCGGATGGTCAGGATACAGTGAAAAGGGCCAAGGCTCCGAGGAACGAGGCCCCGGCACATTTACCTTTGCCCCGCCTGCAACCCCGCAGGCCCAGGGCAGCAACGCCGTTATGGCGAAAGCAGGCTACCAGACAGCGCAGGCTGTGGGTGGCCTGACCCAATACAACGAGGGTGGCGACAAGACCGCAGCCGCCATCTTCGGATTCGCAGAGACTCTGCTCAAGCCTGTGGCCGCCGAGGTCGCAGAGCGTAAGTTTCTGGAAGGTGTGCAGCGTGCCTCTAGCGGCGAGGCGCTGACCGAGATCGTGAACACGCAGCCTTGGTACAGCAAAATCTTCGGGCCTAGCTCCGCAGTGGAAGGCGCACGCCAGTACAGCTTGGACGCACAAGCCGCCAAGTTCGACGCTGCTGTGCAGCAGGCTATGCCTACGCTGCGCAACACCAGTCCCGATGAACTCCCTGGCATCATCCAGAAAATGAGCAAGGAGTTCGAGACTGGCGACCAGACGACGGACGCTCAGTTGGGCCTGCGCCTCACCAAGGTGCTGCCTAACCTGATCCAAGCGCACACGCGGGAATACTACAAGGCCCAGCAGGAGCATGCGTACAACCAGCGCTTCGACGCTGCCCAGCAGAATGCCACCTCGTTGCAGATTGTGTCCCAAGACCCGATGGCCTCCGAGGACGACAAGCTGCTGCGACAGGCGAACTTCCTGCAAGGGTTCGTGCTACCGGCTGGCGTTGACCCCGAGAGCCACAAGCAGTTCATCCAGACCTCGCTGGCATCGCTGGCAGAGGCAGGGCAGTTCCATGCGCTGGACGTTGCGATGAAGGCAGGCGTTACCCGCGAGCTTCCTCCAGAGAAGCGCTTGCAACTTGAGCGGCAGGTGACCATGTTCAAGAAACAGGCTGCGCGTGACGCCATCGACAGCTACACCGAGCAGATCGTCACCATTCAGGCCAAGGCCGCGAACAACGAGTTCGCCTCGGGCAAGGAAGTGCTTGACGCTTTCAACGCCATCAACGAGGACTACGCCAAGCGCACGGGTAACGACGAGCCTGTGATCCACCGGGCCATGCAGTCCAGCACTGTGCTTACGGCACGGCAGGCTTACCTCGCATACCAGCGGGAAGTCGGTAAGGCTGTGGCCGCAGCGCAGGCACCGCAAGATCAATTGCTGCTGGCCGATCAAGCCCTGGCCACCATGACCTACAACAAGGCCGTGGATGCGGTCAAGGCAGCAGGCGGCAAGGAGAGCGTTGTCGCTGACGCTGCCCGCCGCCAGTGGCTGAACCTGCAAGGTGATCCCAAGGCCCAGGCCGCATGGCTGATTAAGACCAGCTACGATGGCGGGTACGTTGCCTCGATCAAGGACGACATTACCGAGCGCATTGGCCGAGCCCAAGACGCTAAGGATGCGAACTTCATCTACGGCTACGAGCTTTACCAGCAACTGCTTGAGCAGCACCCATCGGACAATGGCCCCAACCATGCGCTGGCCGCGTACATGAGCCCCAAGGACATTAAGCGGTACGCTGCGTTTCATGACGCGCTGGGCGGACAGTCCATTGCCGATGGCGGGGAGCGTGCATTCGCCCTCAGCCGCCAGGCCATCGTCAATCCTGGGCATACGTTCAGCAAGGACGAGGACAAGGCGTGGAAGAACTTTGAGGACGAGGAACTACGGGGCAACAAGTTTTGGGGCAACGATGGTGTCTCGCTTGCGGGTAACGAAATGGCGTACTTCGGTGCCCCTAAGCCGTTCACCGCTACGAGTTCTCAGGTTGCGCGTGCGCTGGCGCAGGGCAACTGGGACGCCGCCAAGGCACTGGACAAGGCCAACCCGCAGAAGGCTGCGATTGCGCTGGCCAAGCAGCAGGGCCTGGAAATGTACGGCAGATACGCCTGGGTTAATGGGCGAGGGCGCCCGTCCTTGGAGAGTAAGCTCGCAACTGTAGCCCCAGGTGTCTTGGTGACTAAGCCGATGATCGCCAACGGGCTGAACAGCTACATGGAGTACAGGCTTAAAGCTCTGTCGGATAAAGAGCCAGACGACGTATTCCTGCAAAGAGGCCCGGACACTGCCGACGGGGACGCGACCTTCGTGTTCTCCGCTCATGTTGGTGGTCAATGGCTACCAGAAGGAGTGTTCACAGGTAAAGACCTTGTTGGCCACATCAAGACAATTGCCAGCACCCCGGCTCTGCAAGCACAGTTGGATGCCGACCCAACGGTGCCGACTACCGCTAAGTCCTTCACGGGCCGCTTGAAGGACAGACGCACGTACCAATTCGGGCCGGAACTAACATTCCCCCGCACTAAGTAAAGGAACACTATGCTAGACATTGCAGCCCTCAAGGGCATGACGCAAGAGGAACAACTCAAGGCGGCAGCGGAATACGCTGGCTTGCCCGTGGGCTACGTGTCCGGCCAGTGGAAGCAAGAAAGCAACCAAGGCCAGCACCCTACGATGATCGGCCCCAAGACACAATGGGGCACAGCCAAGGGGCACTTCCAAGTCCTTGACGGCACGCACGCCAAGATCGAGCAGCGGCTGGGCAAGAAGCTCGACCGCTTCGACTTCACCGAGGCGCTGGTCGGGTACGCCGAGATTATGAAGGAGAACATGGCCCGGTACGGAAACCCCGACGACGCCGTGAACGCATATCATGGTGGCTGGAATAAGAAGAACTGGGGGCCTGTCACTAAGGACTACCTCGCCAAGGTGAAGGGCTACGCTGACGCGGCGCTAGGGCAACCTGAGAGCGGAGTACCTACAAGCAAGCGCAACCCTACAGGAGTTAGCACCGAGCAGTGGATGGCAGGCACAGGGCCAGTCACCGCAGCAGATGCCAAGTCTGCTCTTGCCGATACTGCTCTGCGTTTTGCTGTGGCGGCAGCGCCGGGTGTTAGGATGGCCCCGGTCGGGACGGTAGAACCTACGGAACTGGCCCAGCGCCAAGCCACGGGCGCCGCCCTAGCTGCCGAGCAAACCAAGAAGGACGAGCAATCCTTTATGGACACAGCGCGGGCGGGCTACCGGGAAACCATGCGGCCTACGTTCAACGTCATGGCCCACATCCTCAGCACCGAGGACGGTACGGACAAGGACTACGTGGCCTCGCTGGCTGCTGATCCTAGCCAAGTGCTCAAGCTGGTGCAGAACCCGACGCCTGATGAAGTCTCCACTCTGCTGAACACTCGGAGCCAAGAGGACTTGACCCTGGCGCTGGGCAACATCAACGACAAGCGGGAGAACCAAGCTGTGCTGGCCCGCGCTAGCACTGGCGGGCAACTCGCTGCCATGTTCATCGGCGGTGCGCTTGACCCCACGACCTACATCACGGGCTTTGGCGCTGCCAAGAGCTTCGCCGCTGCTGGCATCGGGGTAACCCGGCTGGCTGCGGCAGGCAAGCCCCTGTCGGCGGTGGCCTCAGTGGCTGGCGAGAACGTGCTGGGCAACGTGGCCTATGAGGGCGTGCAGCAACTCATGGGCGAGCACAAGAGCGTGGCGGATTACGGCTTGGCTGCGGCCACCGGCCTGATTCCAGGCGCTATCTCAGCACCGGGCGCATGGCGTGCTGGCGTGCTGGGGTTGCAGCGCAAGGCGGCAGAGCAGGCGCTGGATGCCCAGGTTGGGTTCCTGCGGCGTGCGCAAGAGTCCCTTGGCCCTGACGCTGCCCCGGACGAAATCCGGGCGCTGGCGACCCAGTACGAGGCCCAGTCCCTGCGCGATGACAAGGTGGGGCGCACAGCTATGCCCGAGAGCGGGAACAAGCTGAATGCTCCTGACCTCGATGCCCAGGCCCTTGAGCCCACGGGTGAGGTTAGCGCTATGGCTATGCCAGAGCGCAACCCGTTGGCTGAGTTCCAAGACCCGGTGAAGGGCGACAAGACGGACATTAGCTACGCGCAGATTGAGGGTATGGTACTCAGCGACGAGCGCCTAACTAACCTGGGCGTCAGCAAGACGGCGGCGGAAGTAAAGGCGTCCAAGCCTGGGGTACACCTGGACGCGGCTATAGCAGACAATCCGTGGTACAAGCAGCAGGCCGAGAACCTAGAGTTTCTGCGGAGCAAGTACCTGCCCGATGTGGCTATCCATCTGACCGATAGCACCCGCAGCCTGTTGCCCAAGGAGCGGTCGGCGGAGGGCTTCGCCGCCGTGCTAGCACCAGGGCAGTCTGTGGTTGCCGTGAAGCAAAGCTCTCAGGGTATGTGGACGGCGGCCCACGAGCTGGGGCACTCGATCATCGACCACTACCTGCCGAACCTGCCGCCCAACATCGCGGCTGGCTTGCGCCGGGACTACCTCAAGTGGCTGGCCGAGAACGACAGCACGGTGATGATGCAGCAGCGCATGGGCGTCAGCCGCGCTGAGACTCAAGGCGCTATCGGCAAGACCTTGCGCGGTGAGGGCGAAGGCTGGGACAAGAACCTGATCGAGGCCGTTGGGCCGGAGAAGGCTAAGACCTACGACCGCTACTTCAAGAGCTTTGACGAGTACGCGGCAGAGCAGTTTGTGAAGCAGGTGGAAACCGACCTAGCAGACGCTGTGGCTAAGGGTGACATGACCCCGCCTCAGCAGATGCTCGCTGCGTTCCAGGGACTGGTGAAGCGCTTGCTGGACTTCTGGAACGACTTGAAATCTCGCGGGCTGACCAAGCCGGGTGAGGGCTTCGCTGAGTTCTTCCAAGCAGCAGCGAACCGCCAGCTTCAAGCTACCGGCGTTGCAGGTAGCACCAAGGCTATGGCCCAACCTGCGGCCAGCCACCTGACCGATGTGATGCAACGCTACGGGCTGGACACCATGGACGCTACGGACTCCCGTGGCCGTGCCGAGCAGAAGGCTATCGCGCAACTGATCTACGACTCTGAGGAATGGCTCAAGGCCAACCCGCAGGACAAGGAGAAGATGCGTACCATCATGAAGAACAGCCTGTTCGATGCCCGTACTCCTGGCCTGATCCTGGCCGAGTCAGAGAACCCTGTCCTCAAGGCAGTGGCTGGCATTCTGGTGGAGAACACCATGGGCGGCTCCGGTCGCCGGGTTACGGCTGCGCTCCGCAAGGCGCAGTGGGAGCGCGAGTTTGTGGGTAACGCTGTGGTGGCCGTAGGCTCCCACTACGAAACCTTCCGCAACAAGCGCCTGGGTGTGATGAAGGGCATTGCAGATGACCTCGGTGAGGCCAAGACACGAAAGGAATTCAACGACGCAGTTTACATGGAGGTTAACGCCCGCAGCCTGGGTCAAGAGATTGGCTCTGCTCCCGAGGTGAAGGCTGCTGCCGACGCGCTGGAAGTGTCCTACGAGCGTATGCTCAAGGCACAGAAGGATGTGCGTACTGTGGGTTGGGGCGCTCTGCCTGACAACTCCCGAGGCTACATGCCCCGTGTTACCGACAAGCGCCAGTGGCTGACCCTCAGCACCGAGCGCAAGCAGGCTCTGCACAAGGCCCTGGCCGAGCAGTTCCAAGAGCGCGGTGACATGGACGCGGCATTCGCTGACCGGGTGGCTAGCAAGTACCTGGATCACATCAGCACTAATGCTAACGGCGGGCACGAAATCCCTGCCAACGTGCATGACCCCATGGCCCTGGACTACGTGCAGGAGGCCATGAAGGCAGCAGGCATGACCGAAGCGGAAGTGCGGGAGTTCGCCTCTCGCATGGCACGCGGCGGCCCCAGCCACACCAAGGCCCGCTTGGACTTGGATGTGCTCAAGGAGTACAAGGATGCAGACGGCAAGACCTTCCGCCTGATGGACATTATGGAGACAGACCCGATTGAGTTGCTGCGTGGGCAGGCTCGCCGGGTGTCTGGTGAGGTGGCCCTGACCCAACACGGTGTTATGGGTTCCGCTGGCCTCAAGCTCCTGCGCCGTGCTGCCGAGAAGGCACAGAAGGCCGGGGACGCTGGGCATGTCAAGGGCATGGAGGCATTCGATCAGGTGGCAGCAGAGATGCTGGGCCGACCCTTCGGGGACGAAATGCCGACATGGATGGAGGGTGCGCTGACGGCTAACGCTGCCAGCAACCTGGGCTTCATGGGCTGGATGCAGATGGGCGAGCTTATCAACACCGCCACCGGGCTGGGTGTGCTGGACACTATGAAGATGGTGTCGGACTTCCCACGCCTGATGCAGGAGGTGAAGGTACTCGCTAAGGGTGGCAAGGTGGAGAACGGCATCCTCGGTTCGCTGGAGGTGTCGGGCGCTGAGTTCGGCCTCGCTGGCTACAAGATGATTACACAGTACGACAACCCCAGCAGCATCCACGCTGCCGTGGGCCGTCAAGACAGTGGCACGCTTATCAAGGGTGTGCGGGTCATGGGCCACAAGCTGGGCACGGTGTCTCTGCACCGGATCATCCAAGCCACGCAAGTGCGCGGGGTTGCCGAGCAGATCACCAAGAAGTCCCTGCGCTACATCCGGGAAGGCAAGGAGTCCAAGGCCCTGGCCGACATGGGCTTTACACCTGACATGGTAGAGCGCATCCGTGGCGAGCTGCCCGCAATCGCCAAGTGGGATGCCAACGGCACGCTGGCTTCGCTGGATATGACCAAGGCATCAGACCCGGCCCTGATCGGGGACTTCATCGCAACGGTGAACCGGGGCGCAGGCCAGCTTATCCAAGACACCTTCGTGGGTGAGAAGGGGGCGTGGCAGCACAGCAACCTGGGTAAGGTCATGACGCAGTTCCGCAGCTTCCCCATCACCGCTATGGAGAAGCAGTGGGGCCGACTGCGCGGTATGCACGGCGCTCCCGCAGCGCTGGGTATCATCATGGCCGCTGCCCCGCTGGGCTTTGCCATGTACGCTGCCCGTACCGCCATCAATGCCATTGGCCGTCCTGACTCCGACGAATACATCGAGCGCCAGTTCCAGCCCCTCGCGGTTGGCCGTGGCTTGATGAACTACATCGGGGCCTTGGGCTTGGCTCCTGACATGATGGACGCCCTGACGGCTGTGGCCGTGCCTGATGATCTCAAGAAGGAGTGGGGCCTGCAAACGCGGGCTGGCTCTAGCCCTACACTGGGCGGGATCGTACCCATTGTCGGCTACGCTGACACTTGGCTCAAGGCGGCAAACAACCTCGATGACCCTCACGCCATCGTGCGAGCACTGCCGTTCAGCAATGCACCCTGGACGGTGCCGCTGATTAACCTGCTTCGTCCTGACCGCTGATAGGACGCTGGCCCTCCGGGGCTAGCTTCCTGTCAATATATAGAATATCCAACTTTTCAAAGGAGCCTCCATGGTATTGCATGCCACTAATCGTTTCGCCGGTGATGGGGCCACCACTACCTACGAGATTAACTTCACAGGTAAGTACCTGTCCCGTACCCATGTCAAGGCGTACCAAGAGGACGACACCACGAAAGCGCGCACGGAAGTGCCGCTGACGGACGCTAACTTCCTCAACGACACGACTATCCACAACCTCCATGTTACGCCTGTCGGCAGTACCCTCGTGATATACCGGGACACAGTGCCCTCGCCTATGGTTGACTTTACCAACGGCACCATAATCACGGAAACTGCGCTTGACATATCGGCGCGGCAGGGGTTGTTCAAAGCTGTGGAAGCAGTTGACTTAGCAGCTAGCAACGCGGGTGCATCAGGCGGTAGCGGCCAAGTTGGCCCACCAGGGCCTCCTGGCCCCAAGGGAGACAAGGGCGATACAGGCCCCGTCGGGCCTCCTGGCCCAGGTGGTGGCGGTGTTAACAGCCAAGTGCTGTCTCTGCCTGTGACCATCACAGAGGACATTACTATCGCCAGCGACCATGGTGCGATCACATTCGCTGGTATGGTAGCTACCGGGAAAACTCTCACGGTTCTGCCGGGCACCACCATGCACGTACTGGACAAGGACGAGAGATTTGGAGGCCCTGGTATTCAAGGGCCTAAAGGAGACACAGGCGCCCAAGGCCCCCAGGGTGCCAAGGGGGATAAAGGCGATAAAGGGGATAAAGGTGACCCAGGCACTCCAGGCGCCTCGTCGGCGTTGCCGGTCATCTTATACATCGGGGATTCGCTAGGCAGCGACCACCCTAACCTGAGCCCGTCTGCTGCTGTCAATCTGGAGCGCACGCTTAGTGCTGGTGGCTTCGACTGCCGCGTGGTGAACCTGAGCATCAACGCGCATACGTTTTACCGGGCCAACACCCAGGCTGTATTCGGTACGCAGACTGTCCTGCAACGCGCACAATCCCTTAACCCCGTAGCTATCCTAACAGCCCTGGGTTTCAACGACACCGTGCTCGCTGTGGACGGGCGCTCCTTAGCGCAAGTGCAGAGTGACGCGGCGACATTCTTCGCGGGCCTCCGAGCAACCTTTCCTACAATCCCTATTGTGGCTGGGATGGAGCTAGCGTATGATAGCGCTAACTTCGCACCCGGCGCTGTCCTGAACCGTGGCGTCATGCCCGCGCTGATGACTCTCAGGAGTTCTGGTGTCTTAGCTGGCTGCTGGTCGTCCGAGATTCTCGGGGATGCTGTGGATACAAGTATCAGCAACGGGCTCTCCAATTTCGCGGCGCTCGATTCCTACATCCGGGGCCTGGGCACAGTGTCCGCCGTGGTGACCTTGGATATGTGGAAGATCGCACGGCTGGGGCTGACTTCATCTGACGGGTTGCACCTTACAGACATGGGTTGCCGGTTGGTGGGGACTACTTGGCGAAATGCGTTCAAGCAGGTTCCTGCGTTGGCCGCTATCGCCCCCAACCTGAGGACGTTAACGTATGGAGCCTTCGATGGGTTCATGAATGCCAACGGCACAGTGGAATCTGGCGGGATATGGGATCTGCTCATGACCCATACGGGCAGTGACTGGGCAACCAAACCCTACAATCAGGCCGCACACCATACAAGCAGACAGCTTGGGACAAGCGTGCAGTTCCGCCCAGGGCCGTGGTTCTTGCCGTCCAAGGGGACATACATGGCCAATAGCACGTCGTACCAGATAGGTACGGTGTTCACCTGGGAACTCAGAGACGTGGCCCCTAACACCACCGTGCAGGTTAGTATCGACGGTGGCGCCTACATTAACCTATCGCAAACGTCGGGCTGTGGCTCTTACATGGATGCAGCTACACTGGCGGTTTCTCCTGGGACTTACACATTCAGGTACAAGATCGCTAACGAAGTGCATGGGCCTGTGACTATCACGGCGTTCACTTAAAGGACTAAAATGAGTAAAATCAAAGTAGATGTGCTAGAGACAGTTGACGGTTCAAAGAGCGTCAACGTGGCGGCCTTGGGCACTGCGACTGCTAGCGCGGTGGCAAACACCCCCGCAGGAGGGATCGCAGCCACTAATGTGCAGGCCGCGATCAATGAGTTGGACTCCGAAAAGTTCAACAAGACAGGTGGTTCTATTTCGGGGGGCATAAGCGTGGCCGGGAACGTCCTAGCCACAAGCGGCGCCATCGGCTACGGAGCGGGCGCTGGCGGCACGGTGACGCAGGCGACGAGCAAGTCAACTGCGGTGACGCTGAATAAGCCGAGTGGGCGAATCACCATGAATAGCGCGGCTTTACCAACCGGAACGTGGGTTGACTTTCAACTCAGTAACTCTGTTATTGGCGCGTCCGATTGCTTCTTGGTCAACTTTGATTTCGGATCACTGGGCACCGCTTCATATCAAGTGGAGGCGCATGCTATGACAGGGCAGGCGTGCATTCGGGTTAGGCAGGATTCAGGAATCAGCTTGAGCGAAGCCGTGGTAATCAACTTTCAAGTAATCAAAGGGACTGCGTCATGATTCTCAAACAAGTCATCCGCTACGAGAACGCCCCGGCGCTTGAGGCAACATGGGTTGAAGAAATCGACGGGCAAGAAGTCGTCGTCAAATGCCAAGCCTACGCCAACAGCCAGATGGACATGCTGGCCGCAGACCTCGGGGAAGATGCTGCGCAGTACGAGGAAATGATCGCCGAGGTTGCGGCTACCTACGTTCCGCCGCCCCCTGCACCCGCCCCCATCCCCGCGGCTTGCACCCGCCGTCAGGGCCGCCTCGCTCTGCTCCAAGCTGGCTATCTCGCCGCCGTCGAGCAGAGCATTGCCGCCATCGAAGACCCCACCGAGCGCATGGCGGCACAAATCGAGTACGAGGCTGACACCTGGGAGCGCGGTAACGCATTCCTTCAAGGCATGTGGGCGCAGCTTGGGGGCACGCCTGCGCAGCTTGACGATCTTTTCCGGCTGGCTGTGACGCTGTAACAAACTAGGAGCCCAATGAAAACAGAAACCATCCCTGACGCGGTGGTAGCTACGCCGCCCGCAGGGGTGGTTGCTGCCAGCATCTTCGGTGTGCCCATCCAAACGTGGGTGCTCTGGCTCAACTTGTTCTACATCCTCCTTGCCGTAGGCTGGAAGCTGTGGAGTATCTATAAGGAGTCCCGTAATGGCAGCAAGTGACGCAACCCTCAAGGCACTACACGCAGTTCTCGCAGAACAGCTACTGGACATGATCCAGAATGGAGTGCCTGTGTTTGGCAAGGAGGGCAACGAGTCCGGTACTCGCAAGGCTACAGCAGCCGAGCTGGCCGTGGCCGTGACCTTCTTGAAGAACAACGAAATTACCGCTAACCTTGATGACACCGATGCCACCAAGGCCCTGCGGGAAGCCCTGGAAGCCCGACGCAAGAAGGCCAAGCCTGTCATGCCCGACTTCCTCTCTGACCATCCTCTACAATAAGGAACTACATGCCCCTCTCCCTCAATGTCCCCACCTCTGTGTCTAGCGCCAAGGGCACCTACTCTGCGAAGTACCTGTCCACGGGCTCTAACTCGGGCGTGTTCATTGACATTAACCTTGTGTCGTTCAGCGATGACTCGGTGGCCCACCCTGGCATCGCGTTCTTCTGTGACGGCGTGCCCGCTGGTGCCCCTGATGGCCCTTACGTGTGGACAGGCACAGCCTGCGGTGTGATCTTCCATCCTGACGGCAGCATCCGGCGCGAGTCCTGGCTGGGCGGCTCCAACAACTTCGTGGTCGGTGCGCCTACGGCTCCCGGCACTTGGCAGTACGGTGTGATCTACCGAGTCACGGCTTCGTGGAATGGTGGTAACGTGGTGCTGGCCGTTTACAAGACCGACAACAACGGCAACATCATCAGCCAAGTGTTCGGTGAAGTTGTGCCCACCACGCAAACCGTTGTCGATGACGACGGCCCAGGGAACAATTACCCTGCTAACAACTCTCCCCAGGGCTGGTCTTACGGATCGCGGGGGCGAATCGGCACGTTCACCACCAAGCTCGCAACCAAGGGCACGCATGCTGCTGTGTTCTCTGCCCTCGGCGGGGAAGTCGGCACTTGCCCCATCGCCCTCTACGCATAAGGACTAACTAATGGCCCGTGAATCTTCGAGCGAAGCCCTTGTACGCTGGCAGAAGCTCCACCTCCTGCAAGACTACTACAGCGAGTTCATCCCCTTCCTGCATGATGTGATGGCCTTGCTTGGGTTCTCTGTCTCGGAGATTCAGGAGGACATTGCCAAGTTCATTGCATACGGCCCTCACTACCTGATGGTGAAGGCCCAGCGTGGTCAGGCTAAGACCAGTATTGCTGCGGCGTACTGCGTCTGGTGCCTGATCCATGACCCTAAGTTCCGTATCCTGATCGTGTCCGCTGGTGGCTCGCAGGCTTCGGACATTAGCACCCTGGTCATCCGTATCATCATGAATATGGAAGAACTGGAGTGCCTGCGCCCTGACCTGCGTAACGGTGACCGTAGCTCCGTGGAGCACTTCGACGTTCACTACACGCTCAAGGGTGTTGACAAGTCTCCCTCGGTCAAGTGCTTGGGTATCACTGCTAACTTGCAGGGTAACCGTGCGGACTTGATCCTGGCCGATGACGTTGAATCCGCGAAGAACTCCGCGACTGCCACCATGCGTGCGCAGTTGCTGCACCTGACCCTGGACTTTACCTCCATCTGCTCGACTGGCCGGATCATCTGGCTGGGCACCCCACAGTCCCAAGAGTCCATCTACGGCACTCTGCCGGGGCGCGGTGTGACCATCCGGGTTTGGCCCGGTCGCTACCCCACGCAGGCCCAGCTTGAGAACTACGGCGACGAACTCGCCCCACTGCTCAAGCGCCGCATGCAGGCTGACCCTTCGCTGATGTTCGGCGGTGGGCTGACTGGCGACCAAGGCAAGCCTATCGAGAAGGAAGGCACTGGCTGGCTGGACGAGGCCAACCTGCAACAGAAGGAGCTTGACCAAGGCGAAAGCTGGTTCCAACTCCAGCACATGCTGAACACCAAGCTCGCTGATGCCCTGCGCTTCCCAATCAAGCTCAACCGCTGCGTTGTGCTGGACATTACGGACAAGGCCCCCATCACCATTACGCGCTCTGCGAACCCCGGTGACTGCGAGGATTACCAAGTCCACGGCTTCGGCTTCAAGCTGCGACGCGCTTCTCTATCCGCCGAAGTTGCCAGCCTGCTCCAGATCGTGGCCTATGTTGACCCTGCCGGTGGCGGCGTCAATGCCGACGAGACAGCCTATGCTGTGACCGCGTTCCTCAACGGTAACGTGTTCCTGCTTGAGGTTGGGGGTGTGCCCGGTGGCTACGACAAGGACAACCTCATGGAGCTAGCCAAGCGGCTGGCTAAGTGGAAGCCCAACAGCGTGGTGATCGAGAAGAACATGGGCTTCGGTGCATTCCGCGAAGTGTTCGTGCCCGTCCTGCATGCTGTGCATAAGTGCGCCGTGGAGGATGACCTTGTGACTGGGCAGAAGGAGAAGCGTATCATCGCTACTCTGGAGCCCGTGATTGGCCGTGGGGCGTTGATCGTTACCACCCATGCCATCGAACAGGACAAGTTGGACTGTGCCCGCTACTCCCCAAAGGATCGGCAGGTGTACTCCTTGTTCTTCCAACTAGCCAAGCTCACACCCGAGCGCGGTGCCCTCGTCCACGACGACCGGGCTGACGCGCTGGAAGGTGCTGTGCGCTACTGGCAGAAGTACCTAGCCGTTGACCAAGAACGACTGGCTACCCAAGAGCGTGAGCGTGCTCTCAAAGAAATGCTCGATGATCCACTCGGGGTCAAGCGCTATGATCCTCCCCAGCGAATGGGCCGTAGCGTCTTTAACAAGTACCGCCGTTAAGGCTTAGATAAGAAGGAACCAATATGAAGCTCGCAGACCTGACCTCCCCTGGCACCATCCCCAACAGCCAGAAGCTCCGCGTGGAAATGCTCAAGGCCATCAACTACGTTCAAGTCGAAGGCATGAAGCGTGGCCACGGTAGCACCCACGCTACTCTGCTGTCCGCATCCCTGGCTGCTGCTAAGGCTGCTGTGGACGCCATGGTGTACGTCCCTGTGACCGGCGTGACCGTGGCCGGTGCTGCTGCTGTCGCTGTCGGCGCTACCCTGCAACTGACCGCCACTCCTGCCCCTGCTGGCGCTGCTGGCTACCGCGTCGTGTGGTCGTCCGCTGACCCCGCCAAGGTCACCGTGTCCGACACGGGCTTGGTGAAGCGCCTCGCCGCTGGCACCGTGGTCATCACGGCCACCTCGGTGGATGATCCCACCAAGTCTGGCACGGCTAGCATCACCTAATGGCTAAGTGGCAACGTGTCGGAGGGGCTGTCCTGGCCCTGACCGTTGCCATGTCCCCTGCTGGCTACCGAGCGCTCAAGTCCCATGAGGGGCTTGGGCAACCCGGTGCCGCCGTGCAGAAGGCTTACGCTGACCCGTACTACGGCTGGCGCATTGCCACGATCTGCTACGGGCACACCGCTGGTGTCAAGCAGGGAGACACGGCTACCCTGGCCCAGTGTGACCAGTTCCTCCGCGAGGATGTGGACAAGCACTGCGCTCTCGTTTACAACGCCCTGCTGCCTCAGGGCATCTGGCTAACCCAAGGCGAACAGGACGCATACTGCTCCTTTGCCTACAACCTTGGCAAGTTCAAAGGCACGGACTCCGTGTACGGCAGACTGCTCAAGCAAGACGACTGGGGTGCCTGCATGGGCCTCCTGAAATACTGGTACTCCGATGGCCAACCCTCGCGGGGCCTGTGGAATCGCCGCTACGCTGAGTACAATATGTGCATCAGCCAACTGGACATTAAGCGATATGGCCGTCGATAACCTACACATCCTTGGCCGGGACTGGTCTGTGGAGTGGGTCGATGACCTCGGAGACAACTTCGGTGAGTGCGACCAGGAGCAAGGCACCATCGAGATTGTCTCCGGCCTCGACAGCTACATGGACAGGACGACTCTGCTCCACGAAATCATGCACGCTATCCTCAGACAGCAAGGCAGGTACTACTGCAAGGCTGAGGAAGAATACGTGACAGCGCTAGCGAATGGCGTCATCACCGTGCTGGACGATAACCCTAAACTACGGAGGCACCTACGTTGCTGACCAAACTACTGTATGGAATCACAGCCCTGATCCTGGCGCTCGCGCTGGGCGGGTTTGCGGTGCAGACGCATCGCCTCAGCAAGGCCGAAAATCGGGCCGTGGAGGCCACCAAATTGGCCGGGGAATACCAGCGTAGCCTGGAGTCCCTGGAACGCGCTGTAGCGGCTCAGGCAAAATCCGACAAGGCCGCTCGGGAATCACTGGAGAACCGGGCCAAGCGTGCCGAAGCGCTAGCCGCAAAGACAAAGAAGGAGAACCATGCTCTACAAGAAGCTCTTGCTGCCAGTCCTGATTGGACTCGGGAGCCTATCCCTGACCTCGTGCTCGACGCAATCCGTGATTAAGGAGTACGTGTATGTTTATGATGATCTACCCACACCTCTGCTGGCGGATTGCCCTGGATATGCTGGGCCTCTCGTGGACAATGGCGACCTCGCCCGAGCCTACATCACCGAGCGACAAGGCCGAGTAGCCTGCAATGCCGACAAGGAAGCCCTGCGTGAGTGGGACTCTAAGCGGAGGGCAGAGCCCACGCCTAGCGGAAAGTAAAAGCTAAAATTGTATCGCGTATGCGAGGCTCCCAGTCCGATCCTACGCACACCTATGCCCCCGTATGCCCTCGCATGTGCGCACGCGATACGCGCGTAGTGTACTGGGCTAGGCGCGTGTACGCGCTCGCGCTAATACCACGCTGCTTCCCATGCTGTCAACAGGGCCATTTGCACCGTTTTGGTGCGGCTGATTTAGCGGGCCTACAAGGCGGCGAAGCTGGCGGCCTATGCCCTGGCCTAGCCCGCGCATTTTGCGGGCCTTGGCGGGCCTAAAAAGGGCCTTGCTGGGGCTTTGCGTATGGCTTGCAATGCTGAGCAGGGCGCGGGCGGGCTTGCGATGCCTGTTTTGCCTGTATGAATCCACAGCACTGGACGGCTATACAGTAGCCAAGGGTATGGCCTAGCGTATGGCTTAGGGTATGGCATAGCATGGGCAAGGCTAGCCCTTAGCGTATGGCCTAGCGGGCCTGATAGGGGCTTGCTGTCAATATATAGAATAATGAAACCATGCTAGCTAGTTCGCTAGGTGGCATGGTGGCATTGTGTATGAGATAGCATCCGAAGCAAGCGAAGCCCGCAAGGGCCTAGCGTTGACCTAAAGCACAAACTCAAGCCCGCAAGGGCGGCAAGGTGCGGCGGGCTAGGTGCTGTACATGGTAGGGTTTGCATCCTATCCATGGTTGACGCTAAGGGCCTAGGAGCCCGGCGCATAAATACGCAATCGCTTATCATCGCTATATTCCCTTGCATGGTTTACCGTATGCAATGGCCTATACATAGGCGAGCGAGCGAAGCGAGCGAAGCGAGCCAGAGCGATACTGTATGAATAAACAGTATTGACTA